GGGGTACAATTACAAACACAAATTTACAGATATTAGAACAAGCATCATCAGGATACTTATCGCTAGATGTAGCATCTGGAGATGTAGCTTTATCTTTAGCAAACCATGCGACAGCAAATGGTAAAAATTTATATTACAAATTAACTGGCACACTAGCTGGAAACAGAGCTGTTACTATGCCTGACTCTGCAGAAAGAGTTTTTATCGTAGAAGATGCAACTGCAAGATCAGCTTCTAATTATACCCTTACAGTTAAAACTGTATCAGGGACCGGGCTAGCTTTACCAATTGGATCTACAACAATTCTATATTCTGATGGTACAAATATTACAGGCAAACTACAAACTAAAGGATACTACACACCAAGTGCTACATATACTACAGTCAATGGTGATCAAATTTTAGTAAACACATCAGGAAGTGGTATAAGTGCTGCGGTTACAATAAACCTACCAGCTTCACCTGCTATTGGAAACGAAGTTACATTTATTGATAGCGGAAATAATCTTGCATCTAACAATTTAACAGTTGGAAGAAGTGGATCAAATATTAATGGTGCCGGTTCTGATCTAGTTGTTTCAGCAAATGCTTCAGCTTTTACGTTAGTGTATGTTAATGCAACACTAGGCTGGGTATACAAAGATAAAATATAGGAGCTAAAACATGGCTCTGCTTGACTTTACATTCTTTCCAGGGATCGACAAACAAAATACAGCTGTTGGTGCTGAACAACGTTGGATTGATTGTGATAATGTAAGATTTAGATACTTACTACCGGAGAAAGTTGGTGGTTGGTCTTCACTTATTACAGACACAATATGTGGTGTTGCAAGACGACAGTTTGCATTTGTTGATCTTGACGGTAACAGGTATGTTGCCATAGGAACAGATAAGTTTTTATTATTATATTTTGAAGGTCAGCTATACGACATCACACCTGTAAAGACAGCTTTGACTGGTGCAACAATTGCAACTGCATCTGGTTCAGCTATTTGTACTATAACTAAATCTACACATGGATTAGTAGCAGGAGATATTGTACAATTTAATAGTGTAACATTACCTGGTGGTACTGGTTATTCTGCATCTGATTTTGAAGATAAAAATTTTCAAGTAACTTCTGTTACATCAAGTTCTGTTTTTACAGTTACCCAAAGTTCTAATGCAACAGGGACTGTGTCTACAGGTGGTAGTATAGAATTAATTCCTTACGAGCCAGTGGGTCCTGCCGCACAATCATATGGTTATGGTTGGGGTACAGATACTTGGGGAACAGGGAAATGGGGTGAAGCATCATCTGCAAATGATATAACACTAGAGCCAGGTCTTTGGTCATTAAGTAATTTTGGTCAAGTATTAGTTGCAACTATTGCAAACGGTAAAACATTTACATGGAACGCAGGAGCTGCAACACCGTTAGAAGTAAGAGCATCAACAGCAACATCTGGTTTTTTAACTACAAACAATCCGACTGCAACAAGGGTAACACTAGTGTCACCAACAACACGTCACTTAATTCATTTAGGTACAGAAACAACTATTGGGTCAGCTTCAACACAAGATGATATGTTTATAAGATTTTCAGAACAAGAAGATATAAATGACTATACTGTAACTGCTATTAACTCTGCAGGTACACAAAGACTTCAAGACGGTACAAAAATTATGGGTGCCTTAAAAGCAAAAGAAGCAATTCTTGTTTGGACAGATAATGCATTATACACTATGAAATTTGTAGGTGCTCCGTTTACATTTGGGTTCGAACAAGTTGGTACTAACTGTGGATTGATTGGTAAAAATGCAGCCGTTGAAATAGATGGTGTTGCCTATTGGATGTCACCAAATGGTTTCTTTGCATTTGATGGTACAGTTAAATCTATACCATGTTCAGTGCAAGATTATGTATACGATCAAGCAGATACTACAAAAGGACAACAAGTATATGCAGGATTAAATAATCAGTTTACAGAAGTAGTATGGTATTACCCATCAACAAATTCAGAATATAATGATCAATACGTTGTATTTAACTATGGTGAAAGCAATAATAAAACCGGTCCAGTCTGGTATATAGGAACAGAAGCTAGAACTACTTGGATTGATGCAACAGTTTATCCAACACCTTTTGCAACTAAGTTTGACGACAGTGCAACAGGAACTTTTCCAGCCATTGTAGGAGAATCAGGGCTCGGGCAGACTACACTATTTGAACATGAAGTAGGTACAGATCAAGTAAATCCCGATGGATCTACAACAACAGTAACATCTTTTGTACAATCATATGACTACGATCTTCAACAAATGCAAAGAGGTCAATCATATGCTATAGCAGGTGATGTATTCCTAGCTGTTAGAAGATTTTTACCAGACTTTAAAACATTAGCAGGTAATGCAAAAGTAACACTAGCTGTTAAAAGATACCCTTCAGATTCACAAACTGCGACTGCTTTGAGTCCATTTACAATTACCTCAAGTACTGATAAAAAGGATACAAGAGCACGTGGAAGATTTGTAAATATTAAGATAGAGAATGATGCTGTATCTGAGTCGTGGAGATTTGGCACATTTAGGTTAGACGTACAACCCGATGGTAGAAGATAATGGCTAAAATAGTAATAAGATTACCGGAACCAAAAGAAGAATACGATATATCTAACCAAAAACAAATTAACAGAGCTGTTGCATTGATTGTAGAACAATTAAATTCAACATTTCTAGACGAACAAAAACAGGAGCAAGAAAGATTTTCTTGGTTTATAGGTGGCTAATATATACAAAAACGCAAAAGTAGATTTTACAACTACAGACAACACTACTGTTTATACAGTTCCTAGTAACTCAAGAGCAATCTTAAAAAATATTTTAGTATCTGATGATTCAGGTAGTGGGGATAGTATTACTGCAACTTTAACAAATGCAAGTGCAGCAATATTTTCTCTTTTTAAATCAAAAACAATTGGTGCAAATGCAACTACAGAGTTGATAGCACAGCCAATTATACTAGAAGAGAGTGAGATATTAAAAGCACAAGCAACAACCGCAGGTAGATTACATATGGTAGTTTCCTTGCTAGAAATAAATAGGGATTAATATGTTTATAGAAGAAAGCGAAGTAGAATACACATACATAAACGGTAAGAAGGTACCGGTTGTAAAATGTGAAACAGAAGTAGTTTTAAGAAACAAAGAAACTAATTACGAGTATACTTCAGATAAAGAAGCTGAAGATGATATTGCAAACCCAGGTACTGATACACAAAGAGAACATGTTGTTAGATCTGTAAAAATAAAAGTTGCGGCAATGCCACCATTAGGTGCAGCGTCGGACGAAGATAAGGAAGAGTAGTGTTACCACCAAATTTTTATAACCAGGGAGACCAAGGTATATATGCTGCGGGTGATTTTTTTATACCGCAAGAAAAATTTAGAGCTGCTCCCTATAGTGTAAATAAACCTACAAATGATCCTAACGAAGTTCCTGCAGGTATACCTACGGTGTATCAATCACAAGGTGGTGGCGGTGGTGGTTATACTGGGGGTATATCAGATTTAACAGGAAATTTTTTTCAGACAACTGGTGACAGACAAGATAGATTAAGATCATTAAATATGCCTTTAGAACAAAAAGGTGTACCCGGTGGTGACATACTTATGGAAAATTTACAAGGTTATGTTGGAAAACCTGATGATTATCTTGGAATAGAAGAATATAACGAAGCACTTCAAAAATATTCTGGTATGGAAGGACCACAAACAATTAAAGGTGCTTCAGGTGTTTATTCAGCTGGTGCTAAAAACACACTTAATAGAAAAATAAATGACATGTTTTATAGTTTACCTGGTTTAAGCAAACCACAATCAGCAGATCAAATTATAGCTGATGGTTATACAGGTCAATCTAATATGCCAGGTATACTTGGAATGATGATAGGTAAAATGGATAAGTATGGAAGTCTACCTACAGGTGATCAAGCATTTATAGCAAGAAACATGGGTTACACTGGACCAACAGTATTTGGTGCAAATGATTCTGGTTTAAGTAAAGATGTATTTGGAATGAACACAAGATCTGGATTTGGTAATTATGCAGAAGCAGTTGGTGAACAAGTTGATTCACTTGGTGAATCTTTGAGTGGTAGATTATCTGATAAATATGGTGCAACGTTTAATCGTGCAACAGGAATGTTTGAAAGTGAAGATGAAGAAGCTGCAGCTAAAGCAAATAAAATGACTAAAATGATGAGAGCTAAATTTAATTTTTATACAAAACAAGTTGCTCAAAGAGATGCTGACAGAAAAGCTGCTGAAGAAGCAGCAGCTGCAAAAGCAGCAGCAGCTGCGGCTGCATCTAGAGCAGAATCAGCAAGACAATATGATCCTAATAAACATGGAAGCACTAACTATGGGCTAGGTAGTGACGGCCAACAATCTTATAGTGGTGATTCTATAGGGGCAGGAAATTTAGGATTTGGTACCAATGCAACAACCGGTGGCCCTGTAAGTAACAGAACTGGTAGAGGAAGAACGGATTATATGGACGGTGGACTAGCAGACATGCTAGAAATATATGATTGATTATAGGAGAAAAAGACAATAAAAAGGTAAGATTATGGCAATTTCAAGAATGAATATGGAAAGACAAATGCGTAATATGGGTGGCATTATGGGTCTCGAAGACCAGAGACAAGGATATTTTTTAGGTAAACTAGTTAAGAAAATAACTAAACCAATTAAAAAGATAATTAAATCACCAATAGGTAAAGCAGCTTTACTAGCAGGTGGTGCATATCTGGCAGGTGGGTTTATGCCAGGAGGAGCTGGACTTAGAGGAGGTTTAGCAAACTTTAGAAATTTTGGTGGTGGTATTGGTAAACTATTTGCAAAAGACACTGGTTTATTAAGAGGACTAGTTAGAGATAAAGCAGGTAATTTTAGTCTAGGTAGAGCAGCGCTTTCAGGCTTAGGTGCAGCTTCAATTGCAGCGCCATTCTTTATGGGTGGTGATGAAGAAGAAGTTGATGAAGGTACACCATTCACTATGGCACAGCCAGATATAGAAAATATTAGAAGTCAAGCTAAAGCATACTACTCAGATCCAACAAACTCTGCATTATATTTCATGCCTCCTAAGTCAGCTGTAAGAAGTTCTTTCTACGCTGCTGATGGTGGACTAGCTAGTATACCAAGAGATGGGTACAGAATAGGTGGTGGTGTATTACAAAAAGCAGGTCAGATGATGAAGTCCGGTATAGGTAAAGTTAAATCTTTATTTGATGATGCAGATATAAGTATTCAAATACGTGATGACGATGTTATGACAGACGCTGGATTACAGGCACAAGCTGTTGGTCAAGATGTTTTTATAACACCTAAATCAAGCAAAGCAGTACAGGTTATAGATGGTTTAATTGATGAAGGTTACGATATTGCAAAAGCAGAAGATGGTAGTTATACTATTAATGCTTTAGATGAAGGTGCTTTAGATTTAATAGCTAAAAGATTAAGATTAGGTGGTAAAGACATAGATGACTTTATGGGTAACTATGATAATTATTACTCTGGTGGTGACGATAAAATGATTTATGACGCTTTAAGAGATAGGAAAGCAGACGGCGGTATTATGGACCTAGGTGGTCTAGAAAAAGATTACAGAGAAGGTGGTTTTGTACCACTAGG